GCTGCTATGCGTTTAGCCACAGCAGCGTGGTATTATCCAGCCATGGACGTTGAGATTGGAGAACTCAACGAATTGTATGACTATGGCCAACACGAAAGGGTGTGTAACGCCCAAGGTGATACCACGCGAACAGTGGAACGCTTGCCCATGTCAGTAGAACGCGCCCTGGAGGGAATCACTTGTGTGCTAGAACACGGAGCAGAGGTTTTCAGTGCCCGCTACGCTCATTTGACGAACAAGTACACGGTGGTTGAGACGACCCAGAAAGGCTTCGGCGTGGGTGACAAAGTGTGGGAGGTGCGGCGAAACCCCATCCCACAGCACCCCGTCAGGGCGGTGGCACGCGTATGGCGACTTTGGGAGGCGCTCAGGGAACAGGTAACCCAGCACCCCCACCCCCCAACGCCTGTGAGGGGGCATATAAAACCATATGCAAAATCAAACGAGAAACGCCCAGCCGCAGGGTTCGACCCAAAACGGCAAACCGAAAAACCGAGGCACTAAAGGCTATCAAGCCAGCAAAACAAAGAATGTTTTCCAGAAGTCGTTGATCCAGAAAGATAGGGCCAAAGACACTTTGATGGGCGCAGCGCGGAACGCTACCATCACGGAAATGAAAAGCGTGTCCGATTCCCTACGCAAATTATACAGTGAGCTGTCTGGCACGACCGAGCTGTGGGAATTACAACTTTTGGAACATCTCTTCAACCCGATGCACCCCTATCCGCTACCATGCATTAGTCAGTACTCTTTTGCTGGTGGGGTGGCAACATATCCACTTGACTACGATCCGCTTAATCCCGCAAATACTGGCGCGATGGCGGTTAACAACATATACCCGGGAGGGCCGTTGACGGCCGTGGGGATTGCGGGCCTGACGACCACCTATGACCCAGGAAATGGCACTTTCCTGCCTGTCAACGGAGTCGCAACAGATGCCGCGCAACACAGCAAGTACGATGAGCGCTATGGGTTGTGCCGTGGCACATTTTCGGTGTCAGGCAGTGGCGCTTTCGTCTTGTGGTTTGACGCTCAGGATTACGTCAACCCGGTTAAGGCAATCGCTCTCACAAGCACAGAAGCATCCTGGACGGATACGGCGAACTTCGCAACCGGAGTACTACCTGCCAATATTATGGAATTTTCTTGGGATCGCGATCCCTACCGCGGGTACGTGGGTGACGTACAACCCGTGGGTCTCATTGGCATGACAGTCGACCGCGCGTCTTTTGTGTACATCGGTGGAGCTGTTCTGCACATGGCGG